GGACCTTCAAAAGTTAGATGATGATGAGGCACAAAAAGGTAGGGATAAAAATTTAAAGAGATTAACTGATGAGTTGAATTTCTTACAGATTAGAGGTGATGCGTTAAGGGAAGGAACAAAATCATTTTTTGATAATCAACGAGCAATACTTAAAGCTGCAGAAAAGAAAGAACTTGCTGATTTGGAAGATAGAGGTATAAAAGAAAAACTTACAATAGAACAAATTGAAGCTGAAAAACTTAATATTAAAAAGAAATATCTTAAAGCCTCAAAAGATATTGCTAATCAAGAATTACAAGCAATATTACAAGCGGCACAAGCTACATTAGGTGTGGCACAAACGATTGCTCAAGACATTGGAAAGGTTGCTCAAATAGAACAACAAGTTGCAATGGAAGAAGCAACTAAAAGGTATATCAAACAAAATGAACTTGATAAAAAGACAATTACAAATCAAGAAAAATTAGATGCTAAATTAATAGAAAATAAAAAGAAGTTTGCACAGGAAGAAGATGATATAAAGAGAAAGGCGTTTGAGGAAAATAAGAAAATACAAATTGCTCAAGCAATTATTGCTACATTACAGTCAGCAGTAGGTGCGTTCTCATCTCTTATTGCAATACCTATTGTAGGACCTGTATTAGCACCAGTAGCGGCTGCGGCAGCTTTAGTGTTTGGTTATAAACAAGTCGCAGCAATTAAAAAGACACAATACCAATCATCACTTGAATTAAGTGCATCAGAATCTTCAGGAGGAACGGGAGGAGGAGCGTCATGCAAACCTAATTATGGTAAAAACTACGCTGATGGTGGACTAATAGGTGGTAAAAGACATGCTCAAGGTGGAACAATGATTGAAGCGGAACAAGGGGAAGCAATTATGACCCGTGGTGCCGTTACACAATTTGCTCCATTATTATCATTAATGAATCAAGCGGGTGGTGGAACATCATTCAATTCAAACTTAATGACCACAAGACAGGATAATCCAATATTATCAAATCCAGCACAAGAACAAGCACCATTAATTGTAAAAACATATGTGGTGTCACAAGAATTAACAACTGAAGCACACAGACAAGCAAGATTAAAAAATCTATCAACCATTTAATTACAACTAACAAAAATTTATATTTAATATTATGATTAAGAAAGATAAAATATACGAACTTAAAATAGAAGAAGATGATGAATTATCAGGTATTGATAGTATTTCCCTTGTTGACGAACCAGCAATTGAGATTAATTGGATGTATTTCAGTAAAGAAAAACCTCATGAATTTCATATCCCTGATGGTGAAGACAATAAATATTTAGAGAAATTGGTTTCAATTGCTCAAAACGAACAAGACCTTTTTGATGAAGGATGGGTTGTTTCTAAAATCACACCTTATGGTAAAGAAGATTTTATAACTCCACCTGACCCAAACGGACCATCATCAGAAAATGAAAAGGAATATAGAGTTAGATATAAGTATGTATTAAATCCTGCAGCAGGAACAAATCCTATTATACCTACAACAAGAGATTTTTGTAGAGAATTAATTCAAAAGAATTATGTATGGAGATTGGAAGATATGGATGCTTTATCAAATGATGAAGGTGATAGTGCTTTAGTATGGCGTGGAGGGTATAATTGTCGTCATTTATGGGCTCGTATTGAATATTCATATGATGATACCATTAGAAATAAGGCGTCCGTAAATAGGGGTAAAATTGACCCACAAGCACCATTGGACACAAGGGTATTGGGATTGGAACAACCAAGTACGGTAGTACCAGCGTGGCCTTCATTTAGTAAGGTTAAAATGGAAAGTGTAAGTGACTATCCTGAAAGTGTACAAAATAACGCTAAAGCTGTATTGAAATGGGTTGATGAAAATGGATGGGGTTCATGTGGAACTGAAGTTGGTAAGATTAGAGCTAATCAACTTGCTAAAGGTGAACCAATCAGTATAGACACAGTTAAAAGAATGTATAGTTATTTATCACGTCATGAAGTTGATTTAGAAAGTTCAAAAGGATATGGTGATGGTTGTGGAAAATTAATGTATGATAGTTGGGGAGGTAAGAGTGCTTTATCTTGGGCCGAAAGTAAATTAAATGATTTTGGTTATGATGTTGGTACAATAGGTGGATATGAAGACCCTAATATCAAAAAGAAAAAGAAGAAAGACCAAAAGTTTGCACAAGATGAAGAAAAACGTACAATAGTTGGACCTGCAATGGTTCCTGATTTAAAAATCCCAAGAAAAGATAATGAGGGAAATATGTATGAGGTTTATTTCAGTTCAGAAACTATCAAGATGATAGCGGACAAGTATATGAAGAACCAATACACTCGTAATAATGATTTGATGCACGATGGTACAGCTGTAAAAGATGTATATGTTGTTGAGAGTTGGATTAAAGAAGACGAGAATGATAAGTCCTCAAAATATGGTTATGGTGATTTACCAATAGGTACTTGGTTTGTTGCAATGAAATGTGCTAAAACTGATGAAGGTAATAAGGTTTGGGAGATGGTAAAATCAGGTGAATTAGCTGGTTATTCTGTAAGTGGATGGTTTGAAGAAGTGGCTGCGTTCTGTAGAGAAGAAATGTTTTTACAGAAAGTAGTAGAGATACTAAAGAAATATTAAAATAAAACCCCTCAATTACGAGGGGTTTTTTGTTTTAAGAGTATATTGAATTTTCTATTTGTTCTTTAGCAACTTCAATTACTTTTTCTGTTTCTACATCTTTTAGGGTTTTAAAATAAATCCCTGAATTTATCCATTTGTTTTGTTCTTTAGACCATATCTCAACTTTATATTGAATATAATCTTGACCACGACCCATTAACAATACTTCAAATAAATTACCACCATTTGAATTTAATAACATTTTTTCCATAACTATATTATGTTCAGATTTTAACCTGTCCCCGTTTTTAATTTTGAAATACAAAATTAAACCATATTTCTGAAACTACCAAAAAAACTTATCCACATACTTATACACATACTTATCCACATATTTTTAAAATAAATGGGGAAAAAGTGGGAATATATACGCAATTATATATTTAGTAATAGAATTAATAAATAAACAAAAAAACAAATAGATTATGTCTAATCCAAAAACCGCTATCAACGAAATTAAGAAATTAATGGTTCAGTTCGGTTTCATGACGGAAGAAGCAACTCCATTGTCTTTTAAATTAGAAGATGATACTATTATCAACACCGAGAAATTGGAAGTTGGTAAATCAGTTAGTAAAATCAATGAAGCGTTTGAAGCGGTAGCTTTAGAGGATGGTTCATATAAATTAAAAGAGAATTTTGAGATTGAAGTTTCCAACGGTGAAATTACTGCTGTTAAAGAAATATTCGTAGAAGCAAAATTGAAAGATGGTACTGTTGTTAAGGTTGAGGGTGATAGTTTGGCTGAAGGTGCTGCTGTTAAAGTAGTAACTGAAGAAATGCCAGACGGTATAGCCGCACCTGATGGAGTACATATGTTAGAAGACGGTACTGAAATTGAAACTAATGGTGGTATGATTGTTTCTGTAAAATCACCTGAAGGTATGATGGATGGTGAATCAGACTCAATGCCTGAAGATAGTGTTGATGCAGGTGACCCAATTCAAGTAGAATTGATGAAGATGTTAAGAGATTTTATCTACCAATGTGGTGAAAAAATGTCTCAAATGGAAACTAAAATGGAAGCTATGAACAATGAGTTTAGTGCTTTCAAATCTGAACCAGCTGGCAAGAAAATTGCTGATGGTAAAACGGAATTTAATAAAATATCTGGAGATAGTGCTGATGATAAATTCAACTCACTTATGGCTTTCAGACAAATTAATAAAAAATAATTAAAAAACAAAAACGAATTAAAAATGAAAATTTATTCAAAAGACGAATTTAGTTATGTAGTAAGTTCAATCACTGGTTTCACAGACCAATCTTCTACTGAAATTATAGCTAAAGCTCTTATCGGAGCAACAACTCCCGCAAATACAACTATTAAATTAGGTATCCGCGGTACACAACAAATCCAGTTGTTAAATTCAGCACCAGCTTTCCAAACAGGAGCTTGTGGATGGGATGCAAGTGGTACAACAACTTTCACTCAAGTAAGTTTAGCTTCTCAACATGAGAAAGTAAATGAAGAATTATGTTTCCAAGCTTTATGGGATACATACCAATCTTTATTGTTACCTCCAGGTCAAGACCCTGAAACTGTACCATTCCTTGATGGTATAATCGCTTTAAAAGTTAAGCAAATTCAACAACGTATTGAACAAAAATTATGGTTAGCAACTACTGCTGGCGGTGATTCTTTCAATGGTTTCAATTACTTAATTGCAACAGGTCAAACATCTGTAGCAGCTTCTGCATCAGGAACAACATTTAGTTCAACTGCTGCTTACGGTACAAACGGTAACCCAATTACTGAAGTAGATAAATTAATTTCTGCTTTATCTGATGACGCTTTAGTGTTTGATGATTTAGTAGTGTTTATGTCTTACTCTAACTTCCGTCTTTACAACCAAGCGTTGGTTAAAGCTAACTTCTTCCAAAACTACATTGGTACAACTAATGTAACAAATAATATGAGTGCAATCCACCCATCAACTAACGTAAAAGTATTACCTACATTAGGTCTTGCAGGTAGCGGTAAAGTTGTAATTGGACCAGCACAATATATGTTCTGTGGATTTGACTTAATGTCTGACCATGAGAAGATGGATGCGTTTTGGTCAAGAGATTTTGATGTTATGAAGATTAGAGCTAATTACTCTTATTCAGCAGCAATTGCTTCTTTCGCAGGAATTAACTACTTCGCAACAAATAACGTAGCGTAGTTTTAAAATAGATTAAAAAAACAAAAGGGGTGAAAGTCCCCTTTATAAAAACAAAAAATTAAATATATATAATATGTCATGTTTTATTAGTTCAGGTGCCGCATTAGGATGTTCAGATTCAATCGGTGGCGTGAAAAAAATATATGTTGCAGGTCAATCAGGTTTTACATCTGGTTACACTTACAACGCTGATGGTGCTGTCACAGGTGCTACAGATTCTGGTGATGTTACTTTATACGGTTTTGAATTGAAAAGAAATACAAGTTCATACGTACAAACTACAACAAAATCATACGAAAATGGAACCGTTTATTGGGAACAAGTTCTTACTGCGGTTTTATTCAAGTACGACCAAGAAAAGAGAAACCAATTAAAAGTATTAGGTCAAAACGACAATTTACAAATTTTAGTAATTGATCAAAATGATACTGTGTACGTAATGGGTCAAGTTAATTATTCTTATTTATCAGGTGGTGACGCAAACACAGGTTTGGCGTTAGGTGATAGAAACGGATTTAATATGATTTTTACAGCACAAGAAAATGAACCAAGTAGAGTTTTAGAAGCTCCAGCAGGGTACACAGGAACAACTCCTGAAGCACTTATCGCTGCTGTATTTACAGGTTCTACAATTAATGGTTAATTGAAATGTTAGTCCTAAAGGACAATTTCTATATCTTCCAATGAAAAGAGAGGCTTTATGCCTCTTTTTTTTTAAATATACCTTTCCAATTAGATTTTTTTTATATTTAGTATTATATGATATTATTAAATAAGGGTCAAGTTAATGAATTGGTGTTAAACATCAACAATAACTCAAGAACCGACTTTTCGGGATATACACTTACTTTTTTAAACATCTTATCACAAGAGGTTAAATCTTATACAATTAGTACATCTAATCCACTTCAGTTTGCTGAAAATATTAGGTATTGTGAGATTGTATTAGATTTATTTACCGATGATTTAAACTACGAGGGACAATACCAATTAGATATATTCGGTAATGGTACCACATTAGTATATACGGGTATGGTAAGATTATTAGGTACTACAGAACAAGGAAATACATTTACACAATATATTTCACCTGACGAGGATAATTCCAATTACATTTATATTCAAGAATAATTATGAGTGAAGAAAAACAAAAATACCAATTAAGTAGAGCACAATTTACACAAGAACCATTACTACCAATCTTTTCTGAAGTTTTAAACAGATTAGATTATGTATTATATGGTGAAGGTAATATCATGCCTCAATACCTAATCAGTAGATATAACAACTGTGCAATTCATAAAGCAATTGTAACATCAAAAAAAGAACAGATAATGGGTGATGGTATTGTTTCATTAAACAATCCAATGGCCACAATTTATCTTATTAACGATAAGGAAAGAATGGATGAAGTGTTTGAAAAATGTGCGTTAGATTTGGTTCTATTCGGTGGTTTCGCTTTAAATGTTATTTGGAGTAGAGATAGAAAGAGTATTGCTGAAATATACCACATTGATTTTAGTAGATTAAGAAGTGGTAAGATTAATCCTGAAAGTGATAAGATTGAAAGATATTATTATTCTGCTGATTGGACTAACATTAAAAAGTTCCCTGTTACAGAATATGATGCTTTTAGTCAAGAAGACGGAAGACCATCTCAAATCTATTATTACAAACAATATAGTCCATCACAGTCGTATTACCCACATCCTGATTATTCGGGTGCTTTAGCAGCAATTAATATTGACGTACAGATTAAAGAATTTCACTCAAATAATTTAATGAACGGTATGATGCCTTCATTATGGATTAATATGAATAACGGACTACCAGGTCCTGAAGAACAACGATTAGTAACAAGAGCGTTAGAGAGTCAATTTACAAGTGTTAATAACGCTGGTCGTCCAATTATATCATTTAATGAAAGTAAGGAATTAAGTCCTGAAATTACACAAATTGCAACATCAGGTAATGACCAATACTATTCACAAATTTATGATGATATTATAAGAACAATCTTATCAGGTCACAGAATATCAAGTGGAGAATTATTTGGTATTAGTACAGCAAACAAATTAGGTTCAAAAGATGAGATTGATACACATATTACTTTCATCCGTAAATCTGTTATACAACCATATCAAAAACAACTATTAGGTGTATTTGATAAATTGGTTACATTAAAATTTGGTGTACCAACAACTTTTGAAATTAAACCAATGTCTATATATGAAACAGGTGATGTGAATGAAGCACCTTTAGTAGTAGATAAACCAGAAACCCCAACACAAATATAATATGGCAAACGTTTTACTCGTAAGCGAAAATAAATTAAAGGCGTTCACCAACGTAAATAAGAATGTGGACATGGACACAATCCGTGCTGAAATTGGTATTAGTCAAGATATTCAATTACAACCACTATTAGGAACTTTATTTTATAATCAACTATTATCTAAAGTAAGTGCAACAGGAAATACTTTTACAAATGATGAATTAACATTGGTAAATGATTATATCAGTCCGTACCTTATACAAGTAAGTTATTATGAAATGATTCCACATATACATTTTAGAACAATGAATGTTGGTATAGTTAAAGCTGGTGCTGTTGATGGTGGTAGAGATGGTGTTGATATTGAGACAATGAAATATCTTCGTACAATTCAAAAACAACGTTCTGACTTTTATATGATGAGGTTGCAAGATTATCTTATCATTGGATATGGTCAAGGA